AAGGATGATCGGTAGCATTCGCAGCGATACTGGAGCCTCACCAATCGTGACGATTGGATCGCGACCGGTAACCGTGACTGCGCCAGCCTGAATCGCCGTGCGCTTGCCTACAGAAATATCCTCTGCGAGCGCGACCGTGACTCCAGGATCTAGGATGCCGAGAGCGTCTGTAAACAGCACCTCTCCTGTGCTAGATCCGAATGTGACTGCAGTATCAAAATCTGCCTGAGCTGACGCCGCAATACGCGTCAGAGCCTTAGCGCCTAGTGTTGCCATCTTGTATGTCTCCTATGCTCTACGCTGTAAAGGCGACGATCTCAGCGACCGTGACCTCTGTTGTGGCTGTGCAGGTCAGGTAATCCTGATCTGCCCAGGTATCAGTACCGAGAGCCGTGCCGGTCACCGAGACCTGCACTGACGCTCCAGAGAGTGTAAGGCCTGTGCGGAATGAGTCTCGTAGCCACGACCTGAATTCAAACAGGTCGCGGTATTTCCTCTCAAATCCGCCTGCAGGCTGAAGATACGCTACGACGCTCACCGTGAGCGTGGTAGTCCGATTACCGGCTCCATAAGAGATGGAGTCAGATCCTGGTAGTAGGACGATAGATGGCACGACTGCGATCGCATCTGGCGGAGTCGCGTAGACATTGCGCACCGCATATCCTGTCGGAGGCGTAAGCGCTTCTAGATGCGCCGCCATCGCGTCTAGGATATCTAGATCATTCACTAGCTGGCCAGTCCGAGACGCTTACGGTATGGCTCTAGCAGGACCTGCGCCTCTGGATGCAGAGCGCGCGCCAGCCGGATGATGCCTCCGAGGTCTGCGCCTCCGATCGCGCCGCTGGGAGCCGTGAGCGAAAAATACACAGCACCTGCCTGGATCAGCGCAGCCTGCTGCACTGCTTGTGGCGCGGAGCTGGATTTATAGCCAAATGATCCGACCACCTTCACGCCGAGATATCCGACAGGAAATACCTTTGGGAATCCAGGCGCGGCATCAATCTCGGTATATGGCTGCGCATTTGCAATTGCATTGCGCGGCGCGAGAATGTACTCACTCGCGCTCCAGGTCGTCTCGTATGTACCGTTACCATCATCGTCGGTCTGCAGGCTGGTGATGCTGACCATATCGTCAATAAGGCAATAATCGCCGCGCTCGGCTGTGTAGTAGCGCGTCTGCGTGGCGGCAATAAATCCAGCCGGTCGCTCACAGTAATTATTGATGAGCTGGTCAGTCGCATCCAGTACGGCCTGCAGGCGTGAGTCGTCAGTCGTATCTGCAGATGGGATCTGCAGCGTCTCTTTAAATGTGGCGAGCGTTACATAGGACATCAGCGATTACCTACGCGCATTACATATACCGTCTCATTTTGAGCACCTGATCGGATGCCATAGAGCGCCTCATTTGGCGGGATTCTGAATTCAAAAGTCTCGTTATCGTGCAGACCAAATCCTGTGCCTACCGTGACGCTCGCATTACCAATCTCAATTCCGTGATTGGCGTGCGTATGCAGAATCACTGTGCAGCCGTCAGTATCGGCGCGTACAAGCAGGGTAGGCGTAGCGGTTACCGTAATCTGCGCTGTCGTAATCTCAGACATTCCGTGCCGCCTTTCGCTTTACTGTTTTTGTGACTACTGCTTTTTCCGTCGTATCCTCTGCTGTCGCGCGCTCAATCGGCTCAGCCGCCGGTAGCGGTACTGCGTAGCCGTGAGCTGCAAGCGCGAGCGCTTCGCTCTCTGGCAATTCTATTACACCGCCGATCGGCGGCCAGTTTTTACCATTGCGCGTCCCTGAGATCCTCTGTGTCATCCGTACTAGCACTGTACCTCCAGTGGCTCTGCAGGAGCCGTATTGCTACGACTCCTGCATCACCGTACTAATCGCGTTAGCGATTAGACATTCGCACCCTTAAAGCTCTTGACAGCAGCGCCGTCAATGAGGCCGGTTGCGCCGCGAACATATCCACGATACGACACAAGGCCGGTCGCGAATGCGAAATCGCGTGATGACTCAATCGTCACGCCTGGCGTGACTACTGCCGTGACCACGGCATTGAGATCACCGAACACAATTGACAGAGCTTCATCGCCAGTATTGGCAAGGTCAGCGCTGTACACAGGGAATCCGAGAATCGTGTCAGGCTGATTGAGATTGCCTGGCATAAAGATCGGACGATTCTGCGAGTCCAGAAGCTTAATGATGCCGCCGAGCGTGGCGTCATTCATCAAGAATCCAGCCTTAGGCGAGCGTCGGAATTTCGCATTCACTGACATAATCAGATCGGCGAGATCCGCATACACTGGCGCAACAGCAGCACCCTGCTTGCCAACGGTGGCAGCAGCAGCGACAGCAGGCGCAGCGACAGCAGAATGCGCGACGGAAATTTCCGCAGCGAGCTTCTCCTGCACCCAGGCCGAGACGTCAAAGGCTGAGTCTTGCACAGTCTCTAGACCGATCTGCACCAGCGTCGCGTACTTCACTGGCGAGAGCGAGAGGCTGCTATTGGTCCCGTCGGATTCACCAATCGCAGATCCCTCATTCACAGCAGCGGCAGTGCCTAGAGCTGTGGTCCGAGGCAGAGCGAGCGTATTTCCGGTGGACACTGCGACGACTCGCGTAATCGCATCATTCAGGAATGGATTGTACTGACCAGCAGTGATCCAAAACTGATCGGCCTGCGTCACACCTGGTGTGAAGGTCGCGCGCGTAATGTCGCGAAGCTCAACCGTACCGCCGTCTCGCGCAATCTTGCGGAGCTCAGCGGAGATGTCACGCTTCTCGCCACCCTTTGGCGCAACAGCGGCAGCGTACTCACCGCGCACTGCATCAGCAGCGGCGCGTGCCTCGGCAGCATCCTTCTCCGAGCGAATTGCGTCGGCGAGAATTGCGGCCTCGGTCGTAAACTTTTCAAAGCGCTCCTGCGCTTCGCCGGTAAGAGACTCGCCGCGCTCGGCAGTCTCGGACACAAGCGCGCTGGCCTGTGTAAGCAGAGCAGCACGCTGCTCGGCAAGCTTCTTAATATCAGCCATTTTTAGGCTCCTTATCTACTATCTTTTTTTTACTACAATTGCTCCCTGAGAGGGATGCCTACTGATGGGCTGGCGTGATCAGCGCTGCGCGATCGTGGCTCGTGTCTCAGATTGCGTCGTCACGGAGACGCGCGATCAGCACCTGCGCAGCGGCGATCGTAGGATCAATACCGCTCCGCTTTGGCGCTAGTCGCGTGCGCACCGTGTCAATCACCTTTACCTCAGCCTCGGTTAGCTCATTGCCAGCCTTGACTGATTCTAAGGTCGTCATAAGCGTCTCAGCATCTACGCCGAGACGGTCCTGGGAAATCTTACGTACGGCCGAGAGGCCGATCGTGGCAGGGTATGCAGGAGATTGTCCGACAGACAGGATTGACACCTCTGTCGTATTTGCCTCTAGGATCTCGCGAGTCTCGCCATCCCAGGCATCCTTATTCGCGTAGAAAGCAAATGACATACCGGCAGACTGTGGCTCCCACTTAAGCATAGAGAGCACCTTCTGCGCATCTGGATCTGCAGGATCTAGGCGAGCCTCTACCTTGAGACCTACCTCATCCTCGGTCAGGCTCAAGCGTCCTGAAGCAGTCGTCGCCAGTGCTCGCATCTCATCGTGACCGAACAGGAATGAGATCACCTTCTGGCCTTGTGCGACGCGCGATAGTGAGCGCTTAAATGCACCAGGTCGGATGACCTCGGTGAATGGCAGACCTTCGCTCGGCTGATTAAACATTGCCGCATAGCCGGTGAATACCTTTTGACCGTCATCATCTGAGAGCGTAAATGCACTCATAGGTAGAGCGCGCGTCTCGTAGTTTTTGCTCATCTCTGAAATACTCCTATCGTTAGATTGGTCGTCTGCCTCTGACGCGATCAATGCATCTGCCCACTCTAGTACGCGATCGGCTCCATCTACAGCGGTCGTATCCACACCCCACAGGAATCCTGCGACCGCACCTGGTCCAGGGAAATTCTCTGCGCTCGCATCGCTATTCTGTGGCACGCCTTCCCAGTCTCCACGATGCCTGCGAATCCAGGCTGCGAGACGTACGAGCTTATCGGAATCAATGCGACCAGCCGCCATCTCGCGCGCGTCGGATACCGTCTCCGCCTGCAGACCTTCACCGGCCAGACCATCAGCGTAGAAATCCAGACCTTTTTGCGCTGCATCGCGAATGTATGCAGGCACTGAGTATACGGCTCGCTGCTCTGCTGACGCAGAAGCGACAGCGCGATAGCCTGCAGTCTCTCCCGCCACTGGTCTCCACGCTGCGCAATAGTAATTGCTCTTGACATTCTCAGCCCATTTGGTGCAGTAGCCGTCCTGGTAGAAAGAGCAATTGCCACAATTCTGACCAGCAGGCGCACCGTCTGTCCCAGCAGGACGATACGCATCTGGCAACGCGCGATCCTCATACGACAGATATTCATCTGGACTGAATGCGACTAGGCTCAATGACCGAGCCATATCGCGCACATCCGCATCATTGTCTACGACCGCCTGGATCTCCTGTGCGCCGTACTCTGCAATGAGCTGCTCATATTTGTAGCGCTTAAATTCCAGTCCGACATTAGGTCCCTCACCGGCTCCCTCAAAATCATTGAGGTAGACCTCATCTACGCCAGCGACGCCGTGCTCTTGTAGCCAGGCGCGTGATTCCTCTAGGCGATCAATGGGACGCGCAGAGACGATAATGATCTGCGCATCTCCATCCATTACCTGCTGATTAAGCTTGTCAATGAGCGGCTGATTAGGACGGTCGCCATCTAGGATGAGCGTGCCGTCTAGATCTACAATCACATACGACATTAAGGCTGTGGCTCCTGCTGTACTACGGTGACCGGCGCTGCGCCAGTATGCTTAATGTCTGGGAGTCCTGCGACCTTCGCACTATCCACTGGATCATAGCCAGCGCGCACTAGCACGCCTGCAGTCTCTGCATCAGAGCGCACATTCTCTGCGCCTACCGTGCCGATATTCAGCGGCTTCCAGAATGCTTGACCTGCGCCATCTGGCAGTGGCGCGCGATCAATGATTGCGCGTGCCTCATCCAGATTCATCAGGCCATTATTGAGCGCAATGGCCAGCGCCTCGTAGGATTCCTTAGTAGTCGCCTTCAGTAGTGAGCCGGTGTTAAACGAGATAAAGGTCGTCTGACCTGGAATCATTCGCGCGAGACCATCCTCAATGCGCTTGAGCACAGGCGCTAGGCCTGTCTGCAGCCAGGCGAGCATCGCCATTTCCAGGCTGTTATAGCTGGAATTTCCAGGGTACTGCATCAGGAATAGTGGCAGAGCATAGATGCGAGCGACCTGCTCTACGCCGTAATGCATCGTCTCAATCAATTGCATATCGGAAATCTTTGCAGAGATCGGCTGGTATTCCGCGCCGCCAGTCAGGACCGCGATGCGGTGCATACGATCTATACCCTCGTGACGTCGTCCGAATGACTCGCGCAATTGCGATGCCTGATCGCCTGTCAGCTCTGTCGGAGTCCGAATGATTGCGCTAGGCGCAGCACCCTGCTCGTAGAATTTGGCTGAGAATAATTGCGTAGCAGATGCGAGACCGAGCGTTACGCGATGGTACTCAACAGGACTGATGCCGCGATCGTTCTCGCCATAGGCGAATAGCGGAATATGCACCATCTCATCTGTGCCTACGGTCATCTCGCCGGCCTTAGATGTGATCTTGTAGAGCGGCTCGCCATTAGGACCGCGCAGGATTTCTACAGCGCGCGGATCTAGGACCCTGGCCTCTACGACTAGTCCACCAGATTTGAGCATCAAAATAAAGGCGTTTCCGTCTAGCATCAGGCTGGATACAATGCGGTGCTTAAATTCAAATCCAGTGTAATTAGGATTATTTGGGATTGGCTGATCCATCCAGCGCGGTCGCGCTACTGGTCGTCGCACGCCACCATCTCTGATGTAGGCTCCCCAGCTCATAGATGCCACAGTCTGCGCGTAGAGCGAGACGGCACTGTATACGCTGGCAATAGAGAGCGCTGTGTCCTGCGTAATGGAGACGCCTGCTGCGCTCTTAGTGGCGTCAAATCCAGCGGCAAACCATCCGCCGTTAGCGCGCTCCTCTGGTCGTCCGAGCAGCCTATCAATGATTCCCACGGTCTCTCCCTTACAGCTCTATAAATGTGACCGCCGGCTGCGGCCGTGGATCGCTCGTAGAGGATAGCGTACCAGCACGCGCGTGCGCCATCAGACTGGCTGCTATTAAGTCTATTTTTTTATTGCTGTTGCGTGCCTCTTTGCGGATCATCAATCCCTGGCGACTATAGTATGGCGTCGCGTTAGATGCGTGGCGTGCTAGTCGTGGATCACCATTATGCTTCAGCCTTTTATTGACTACCGCGTCAAAAAATGTGGAGGTCGCAGGGACCATACGAGCAGGCGTCTGTGGAAATTCTACGACTGGCAGGCCGAGCTGCTGCCACATCTCAGCCGAGCGCTGCCAGCGGAATGGATCAAATAGCACCTCTCGTACCTTGTATGTACGGCAGATTCTCTCCATATTCGCCTCTACCTCTTGCACCGGTACGCGCCACGACAGGTCGCCATCAGGCGGCCGCTCCCAGTGACCTACGACAAAGAGCGCTCGGTCGCTGATTCGGCAGACCACCTGCGCCGTACTATCGTTAGAGAATGAGCCGTCGTGCGCGACCACGACCTCATCTCCATCATTGAGCACCAGCGTCGGATCAGCGCACGCCTCCCACGCGCCAGCAGGTAGCCACGCCTGCGCGCCAGCGGTAAAGATATTGAGGCGCTTTGTTTTGTACTCCGCCTCTGGCGTGCGCTTTTTGGCAGAGACCAGATCCTCAAATGACAGGATCGGAGTCTCTCCCAGCAATCCAGGATTAGCCTGATGCCAGCGCGTCTCATCTGCATAGGCGTCATCGTCTGCCTCATACCACGCCATACCGAGCGTCGGATCGTCCACCTCTCCAGCGATGCGCCTGCGCGC